CTTAGTATCTTTAATGCCATTTGTCCATTGGAAGCTCCCTTTTGTAATAACACTTGTATTTCTTAAATCTTCATTATAATCTATTTGCTCATATATTTTTGTTAGATTAAATAAAGATTGCTTTGCTTCATCTCTAAAAGCATGTTCTTCTGTTCTTGGGAATTGTCTATAATACTCATTTAAAGCATCTTGGTTTTCTTTTAATCCGTCAACCTCATTTTGCCAATGTTCAATTACCCCTATTTCTATTAAACTCCCGTCTGGCCCTCTTGTTTCTTTTTCTGGTGTTTCGAATACAGGTAATCCATAAGAATCAATGAATCCTTCGTAATTCCATTCCATAGGGATGAACAAACTATATAATCCTGAGCTAGTCTGTCCATTGCGGTTTCTTTTTGTAACATCTGACTCGTAATAAAGTTTTTTAAAATTCTCGCCTCCTTTGTCTAAAGCGTTTGACGTAGAACCCATCATACATTTACCAACAACCCTTGCTCCTAATCTTAAACAAGTCTTTGTAACCCTCCAGTTGTTTAATATATTATCAGGTCTTTCCCATTTACCACTTTCGTCGTGAACTAATAGTTTTAATTTTTCACCATCATAAGAGTTATCTCCCGTGTTTTTCCAGTCAATAGTTGTATCAAGCCCTTCAAGCTCTTCTGGCTTTTCGTTAGAATCTAATTTACGCCTTGTAAGTTTAGAAGCTGGAACCCTATATGCTAATTCAGTTTTAGGTCTATCCATACCATCTTGGATAGGCTTAAAAAAGAATGGATAATTAATAGATATTGGTACAACTTTATCTATAAACATTTTTTTAGCGTCGGCTCCTGATTTTGATAATATACCAAATCTAGCGTCACTAGATATAGTTGCTTGATTTACTAATTCAGAGGAAGACATAAAGGAAAAACCAGAACGTCTATTTTTTAAATAACACATGCCGTAACACCTGTTATCAGCTTTACACGCTTCCCAAAATATAAAAAACAATCTATTGGATTCTCTATAATCAGGTTTACCAACATCGATTTTACTCCATTGTAAATACGTATAATGTGTTCCTGTTATATATGTAGGTATTCCATTATTATAAAAATAAAAACCATTTTCTCTACGACTAAATTCTTCATCAATATAATCATACCATTTTTCTTTAAAATAGTCTGGCTTATTATTCCAGTCAAATACGCTTTTTATATTGTTAAGTTCTTTAGGGTATTGAAATGGTTCCCAATATTGTTCTTTTTCTTTTTTAGATCTTTTATATCCGATCTCTAATAGCGGTAATGCTATTTTTAAATTTTGTATTTCGTAAATTTCACCAATTTTACCGGTTTTACTTATTACAATTATATCGTGCTCTTTATTATAACCATACTCCCATTTGTTATATCTATTTTGTTGATCTATAACTTTTTGCTTTATATGATTATCGAGTATTTTATATAATGATTGTTCGTACATTATTTAGACCTCCCTTCTGCAAAACCTTTGAACTGCTTAGCGCTTGGTTCTTTATCTATAGCGTCAAGTAATTTTTGCTCTTCTTCTATCCTTGCTAGTATTTCAAAAGCATCAAAAATAGCTAACTTTTTTGTTGCGGCAGCATTTTTAAGTCTGTCGGCTGAAATATCATCGCCCGAGTCAACGATCTTTTCTTCTGCTACCTTTATAAGCTCTTTAACTGCTTTTTGCCCAGCTAGGATTATATTCCTCTTCGTTTCCTTGCTTGTCATATTTAATTACAATATCATTAGATTTCATACAGTATAAACGCTTGCCATCAATTAAAAACTCCCATTCACTATTTGGTGTAAACCCTACAATATCCCCAGGGTTGATTTTAAGCGATTTTAATGAACTATTACCGTATTTTAATATACCAATAAGCTTAGCTTCTTTATCTATTGTTAAATTGCTTTTATTTCTTATTGGAGAAACAAAACATCTATCATTAAAAGAATGCCATTCATTATTTGTTTTATATAAATATATTTGGTCAGGCGCTACAAAATACAAATTATCTTTAAAAGAAGATCTACTATCTTTTTTGTTTCCTTTAATATCATAAAATGTTCTAAAAACATTTTGATGTATTACTACAATATCTCCTTTTTTTATATTAGTATTTAAAGCTAAAGGAGTTTCTATTACTTTAGCAAATCTGTTAACAAATTTAAATTGTTCTATTTTTGTATTAACAATTAATTTTTTATTACCAACTTGTACTGTATTACTATATTTTTCACCGACTGGCTCTACTATAAAGTCATATACACTTTTCATTAGTATGTTAAGTCATATTCAACAGATATAGCCATATTAGAATTAAATTTTTTCCAAGGCATTACTTCAGAATCTTTTTCTATATATATATTATATGAATTATCTTTTTCGTTATATAATATATGAGATATTTCGTGACCGCCATAAACCTGCTGCCCTACAGAATAGTGCATTGCGTCGTTTTTATAATCAGAGCCAATACTGATTTTTCTTATATTATTGTTCATCTTTATTCAGCTCTGTATATTCTCCAGTTTCAAGATTAATACTTACTTGGCCATATTCGGCTTCAAGTTCTTTTTTGTAATCTTCAACCTCTTTGTTAACATTTGCAAACTCGTGTAGTAACCCGTGCTTTTGAGCTTCTAAATAACCCATTTGATTTAACAGCTCATTTAACTTAGTTTGTTGTTCGCGGATTTTAGTCAGTTGTTCGTCTTTAATTTTTGTCATTTTATTTAATTTAAATTTAATTTATTAATATATAATTACTTATTATTATTTATTTTTATTAATTGCTTTTGCTTTTTCCCAAGATCTGCCAACAAAATAGGCCCCATAAACAGTAACTAATAATGTTTGGAATATAGGTATATATTCTTCTGCTATTTTAAACTCACCAATGTTGCCATCAAAAAACGCACACACAGTAAATATAACAGTCAAATATATAAGTACTATTGGCCTAATGTTTTTAGACAAGAAGGAATCAGATTTCATATCCGATTCCCATCTTGCTGTTACTTGTTCTTGAGCTTCTTTATCAGCTTTCTCAAGAATTTCAGTTATTAACCTTTGCGCCTCTAACTTTTCTTCTTTGGTAGTTGTAAGATTGTCTAAAACTTGGCCAACCTCCTTTATGACAGAGCCGCTTAGCCATTCCCAAATTTTTTTCATTTTAATTATAGTATCCTCTTCTTTTTTTAACGCTTCTTCCCTTTCTTGTACTAGGTGAGTTGTAGTTTTCGGATTTATTTTTTTCAGCTATTCTTAATGCATCGTCTTCCTGACGTCTAATAGTTGCTCCATACCCACTCCTTGGGGTTTGATAACTAGGAATTATAGGAGCCTGCATGCTGCCTGCAAAGTCCATATGCTCATAAGCGTCTTTTACATTTTTGCCAATGCCAATATTACCTTCCTTTCTTTGGTAGTTATCCTCGGTGGCATAATATCGATTTGGATTTTGTGAAATATCACTCTGTATTCTGCTTTCTGTAAAAGATGAAGGAAAATTCTTATTCATTTGAGTCAAATTAGTTACTTGTTCTGTTGGTCTTACAAATGCTTTTCCGTTAGTATACCTAACTTCTGGTATTAATTCAGTAGTATCTTGTTGACCTGTGACTCTAGCTGTAGTGTAAATATCTTCACCTGTAGTAGAAGTCGGCTTCATTGATTCCGGTTCAGTTGCATTTTTATTGCTTCTAAGATTGTCCAATTGTATTAGGTTTTGAATTTGTTTTTCAGTTCTATTAGATCGTTTGTAATTAGTTTCACTAGGATATGAAAAACCATCAACCTTATTAGCTTCATTTCGAGATATATTAGATCCAGTAACTTTAGAAACTTCTGGAAATTGAAAGCCTTTATAGCTGCTTGTTCTTCCTTCAGGGCCAGCAATTCTTTCAGAAATAGAAGCTCTACCCTCCGTGCTGCTTGATAACTTCGTTAAATTTGTTACGCCTTGATATCGGCTTAAATCAGTGCCTGGTGAACTAGACAAAATATTACTAGCTTCTTCATCAGTTACAACCCTGCCTGATTTCGTGTCTAATAACCTTTCATATTTTGAAAGTCGCATACCTGGCTTAACAGGGAATTTATTTAAAGGGCTCGTTGTCAAGGCGCTAGGTATACCTCGTCCTGTTTTTGGCATGTTCATTCTGCCGGGTGATTGTTTGTACATAATTTTTTATTTTTATTGGTGTTTATATTACATATTATGATCTTCTATAAGCCTCAGCTTCCCAAGGCAAGTTTTTAGCACCTTCTTTCATTTGTGCTCTTGAGTATTTTTTACCTTTCCAGTAAACATAATTATCGTCGTAATCTAAGTCATTTCTATATTTACCAGAACTGTCTTTGATACACCCCATTTGTTCTAGGTGTATTTTTTCGTGGTTAACTACATCTTGCATTTTTGCTGGGCTTATGTCCTTATTAATAATAATGGTACCGTTATTATTAGCCTTGCCTAAAGCACCATCTTTCATACTAACATAGTAAATCGGAGTATTATCATAAGTGTAAGGTGGGTTTGTAAGTTTAAAAGCCATATTTATTTATTATTATAAGGAAACCATTCATTTAATTTAGCTTGTCTGCTTTTGCATCCGCAACCGCCGGGTATATTTAAACCACCCTGTTGCTTCTGTAAATCTAGCAATGCTATCTCCTAAACCTTGATCTTTCATATTACGAATGTCTACTGCAACACCATCTACGACGAGCCGCCTTACCTCTTTCTCCTGTCCAACTTTTAGAACGTGAGCAAAATGCTTTTTGGCGTTTATAAGCAGCAGTACCTGGTTTTACATCACACTTTGTAACAGCTGTTTTTAATTTGCTACCCGGGTTGTCTCTACGGTATTTTGCAACACCTTTTTCAGTCATACCCCCGCCGGCAGCGGCGCCCTCTTTTTTCTTATCTCTAACCTCATTATAATAACCTAAAGACTTTTTATGAGATGGAGCATCGCCTTTTTTTAAAAATGGTGAATTACTTTTCATTTATCTTATTTTTATATAAACCATACCATTTATTTGCGGTATACCCTATAGTTATTAATAATAGTATTATTTTTAACCACAATTCTAAATCAGTTAGCGTTGTGGTTAAAACTGTAGCAGCATTTATAGCGTATAATTTTATATCAGCCATTAATGATTTCATTTTTAATAGCTGTTTTTTACTCGCATAGTTATTGGAATTCCTGAAGTTTCTTTGCAAGGGTATTTTTTAACTTGCATTCCGTTAATACCAGAACTACTTCCTTTGCCCATTGGAAATCCTGTTGTATCTAAAGGTCCGTCCCATACGTGCGCTTCGCCAACTGTTCCATGTTTTAGTGGTTGTTTTGCCATAATTATTTATTTATTTTTTTAAATTTAAAGAGCTCATTTTTTTGCGCTGACGCATAGTAAACGGTGACGCTATAAATTGTTGATTTTGTTGAGGTATAATTGGATTTACTTGAGTTGGTTGTAAATTTTGTGGAACATTATTTACATTTGAATTTATTTGATTATTAACAGGCGCCTGTGTTTGCTGATTATATATATCAAACTGATTTGTTTTAGGTGGGTATATTGTCATAGCTATCTTGTTTTATCTTTATTAACATTTTTAATTGCTGTTTGAAGAACTTTATCTGTATAACATTCGCCTCTCATTATTTTATTTCTTTGAGCACTCATTGGTATATCTTCTTCTCCTAGCATTATTTTAT